GTAGTCACGCTGAATCATCTCGATACGGCGACTAGCCTGCGCATGGTGAGCGATAACGGCAGAGCGATGTATCACGCTGTTGTTGATGTCACCCATCCATGCGCTGTGCATGATCGACAAGGGGCACAGGATGAGAACCCTGCGCACCTTACCTAGCTTCATCAGGTAGTCAGCCGCCCAGAGAGCCGACAAAGTCTTGCCAGTGCCGGGCTCAGAGAACACGAATGCTCTCCTGTACAGCGTGAGGAACGCTGCCGTCTCGATCTGGTGAGCCATGGGCTTGTAACGCCCCGGCCACTCGTAGCGCCTAGTGATAGGCGATGGCACATTTTTAACACCTAGGTTACGCAAGACCCGCGCTTCATCTAAGCCCCAATACACAGCGACATCGTAGCCTCCGTCTTCACGGGGCATTGCCTTGCTCTTAGGGATAACTGAATACTTGTGCGGGTTCCTTGTGCGTAAGATAAGTGCTCTGTCTTCTACGATTTCCATTGCTTCTCCAAGCTATTATTTTCCGTTGTCGCTCTGATTGGCGCTCTTGTTACGGAGACGTGTGTTGCCTGCTGCAGATTTACCGCCTGCACGCAAAGGTTTGATGTGGTCAATGTCCTTGCCCGCTCTGTCGATACCTGCCTTGTCATACTTGCGCCTTGCCTTTTGACGCTCGATCTGATCGGCTGTCTCGCCAGTTTTCTTTTGCAGTTTGTATGCGTGTTTGTAGTCACGCTTGCCGTTGGTCTGTGTCATTACTTCCTCCTAGTGCTTAGGGTTGAACTCGCATCCGGTGACCTGACACCATCCGCATAGTGGGGTTTGATTGGGGTTCCATACATCGTTCTCAAAGCATGCTTCAAGACGCGCAGTACGCTCACGATACTTCCACCAGAACTGCTCGGCTTGATCTCGTGTCATCTGCATCTTGACCATATCATTTTTAACAATGAACAGCAACGCAGAGTTAACCTTGCGGATGTGTGGGAAGTGCGCAAACACCATCAGTGACATGAGCACAAGCTGATCCCGATCGGGGTACTTGTTGTTGCCAGTCTTCCAGTCGCCCACCCAAGCGGTCAGGTTGTCGTCATTCACAATCAGTATGTCTGCGATGCCTCGAACCCAAACGTCGGGGGACTTCCAGTTGGTGGGCTTTAAGTCCACGGTCAGCGCCATCTCGTACTCAGCAAGAGCCCGTCCGGGCTTACCTAGCATGGCGTCCACTACAGGCTGGAACTGCGCATACTCAGGGGGAATTGGCTTCTTGTCCCTGATGTAGTGCTCAATGGCTTCGTGCACCTGATTGCCGTAGCGCGTAGCCTCAGTCTCTTGGAAGGGGTACTTCTTTAAGACCTTGACTTCGTGATACCTGCGTTGACAGCCTTCAAAATCTTTGAGGCTGCTGTGTGACCATGCTGGTTTTTTCATTCGAACTTTGCTGTGTTAATGGCTTCTGTTAATCGGTTGGCAAACTTGGTGACAAACGCCTCGTTGGAGTTGAGCCTGTGTTCGCCCATGTCTTTGAGGATTGTGTGCACTACTTCATGCCAGAACGTGTCTGTAATTTGCTCTGGCTTGAATGGCTTGCCTGTGATGTTACTCGTTCGTCCTAAACGGATGCGTTGTTCATCGTAATGAACCCGCCCCATGTCACGCTTGTCAAGCATGGCTTCAACTACTTCGACTGAGTACCACCGCCTACCTACTCTTATTTTTGTTGGTAATTTCAATATTGCTTCTCCTAGTTTTTAGCTAACCCATAACGACGATGTGCGCCACCGTCAGCGTCCAATGGAATGCCCGGCATATAAGGCGGCTCCATAGTCATCTGCGCCAAGACCCAAGTCTTAGCTTCAGACACCTCTGCATCAGGAACCACAACGATCTGCTCGTCATGTACTGTTCCCGCCACAAAGTATCTCTTTGCAGTACGTACCATCCCATCAGTCATCACGCATCTCGCTACGCCCTGCGTGACATTGTTGGTTATTTTTCCTGCATATATCTTAGTACGATCTGGCCCGTATGTCCACTCCAGTTGCTCTTTATTTGTTTTCTCGTCTTTGTAGCGCCTGATGTTGAGGTCAGGATACAACAGTTTCATGCCAGAGGGAAGCTCGATTTCACCCTTGCGGTAGATCAGGCACTTGTGTTTGTACTCACGCCCCTTGTACAGACACTCACCGATAAGCTGGGTGTTCAAATCCCAGAAGTCCACCACAGGCGTAGCCGTAGCGCGGTACTTGTCGATGATAGCCTTGGCCGCTAGGCAGTGAATGACTAGCTCTCTGGTTGTGCAGGTATGCGGTATCTCTTGGAGCTTTTCAACGTTGACTTCCCAGTCTAGGAACTTCTGCGCCATGGCTTGGGTAACACCAAGTTTCTTTGCAAAGCCCAAATCGTACCGTTGCGGTGGCGCCCCCAGAAATCCCGTGAGAAGTTGTGACGCGAACGCTGCCCACCCCAACCCATAACCGCAACCGAGCAACGCGCTCTTCGCAGACTGCCGCAGGTCAGGGTGGCTTTCCTTACTAAGTCCGGGTATGTTAAACATCTGCGCACCGAACGCGGCGTAAGGATCGCCTCCAGCCTTGAAGATGTCAAGCATGTCTGTGTAATCTGAAAGCCATGCAAGTACTCGCGGTTCAATCTGCGAGAGATCCCCGACGACGAGTTGATGCCCCTCGGGAGCCATAATTGCTTTGCGTAGGAATGAGCCTCGCTTGAGGTTCTGCATGTTGATGGCCGAGCCTTTGCTTGCTGTCCACCTTCCCGTCTGAGCACCATAGTACGAAAGCGGAACCGGGAGCGCACCCCGCTTGCTGATATCAAGGAACCGCTGGGCACGGGTCCGCTCGGTTGTAGACTTAACCCGAAGACGCGCTTCACAAAGTAGGGCAACGTCTTCACGTTCACTATTGAGTAGCGTTTGAAATAGGGCATCGTTTTTAGCGAGGGCAAGTGTCTCTTTCCCAGTCGTCTTACTTGTCTTGGTTGGCGGAACCACATTGAGTTTCTCAAGTAGTCCAGCAAACTGCGGGTTCGACGCCAGTGCAGTCTCATCCACGCCGAGCTTCTGTAGTAGTGCTTCACGTTTTTCCTTTTCGTCTAGTATGGCATCGGTCAGCATGTTGGGGTCAAGCTGCAAGCACGCACGGGTGTACATCTTCAAGGTCATGTCAACGAGCCGGAGTTCTTTGGAGGGATAGCCAACAGCCAAACGGGTAAATATTTGCTCACACAGGTACACATCATGTGCGCAGTAGTCGGCTAACTCTTTCTCCATCTCAGGCGTGAGCTTGTTGTAGCCGTTGGTGTTGTACACAGCGTTGCCCTTGGGCGGTAGCCCGAAGTCCTGTGCCAGCTTCATCAATGAGTTTCCCACCTCGACACCCCGTAGAGCACGACCCATAGAAAGAGAATCAAAAATGAAGCATGGGTGCCAGTCATATACCCACTCCAATATAGACACATCGAACTGAGCGTTATGAGCCAGAACAGCAGTGGTCTTAGGATCATAGCAACCCAAGATACGTGGGAGTTCGTCTCCTCTGTACCACTGGGTTGGCTTGTCTGATCCGTACTCATGGATGCAGGCTCCGAAGGCTTTGAATCTTGGGTCACGTATGTACTCCTCGGTTGTCATTTTGCTTAGGGTGTAACCTTCCTTGGTGTCCCAGTAGGTTTCGAAATCCAAAGTTATTATTTGTTTATACGGTGCGCTCATTTTTCTCCTTTGATTTTGCTTCTATGCCGTCTTTGAACCCCGCAGTCCAAGCTCTTTCCCATGCCTGACACCACAGTTCGTAGTAGCCGCCATACAGCGGGAAGCCTTTGTCGAACACGCCGTGCTTAACCAGATGCTTCACATCCTTGCGTTTGATGAACGCTTCCCATGCCTTGTCACGGGCGGTGTTGTAGATGGGTATGTCATCGAGTAGTCCTTTAGCCACTATTTTTCTCCTTGAGTTTGGTTTCAATGTAGGCCACGATTTCAGATGGATTGACCCAACCAATCTCTTCCTCTCTGTTGTCGTGCCAAGTATCAAACGCTTTAATTTCCTCATCCGTCAGCCCAACCCACGGGCGCTCAATGATGTCGTGCCCTGCTTGCGCATAGGCTTCGGCTCGCCATCGGGCGGCTCGGTTCTTGTGGTACTCGCAGTTTGGGCAGTTAGACATCTAGCTTCTCCTTTGCTTTGTTGTATTCAATATCAAACAGCGTGCAGATTTGCGGCATCAATGCTTTGAACAACTCATTGCGGTCTACCTCTGGTTTCTTCAAGCGCGGTATGTACTCAGGTACAACCAACTCAAGGCCAAGATACTCAGCAAAGTCAGTCATCACAGTCGAGGCAAAGTCACGATGCGTGGCGTACCACTCATCCATGTCCTCACCATCTTGCGTTTCAATGAACGCCAGTATCTTGGCTGTTAGTTCTTCTGTGTTCAATTAAAATTCTCCTTGGGTGGTGCGTCGAGGAGGTTTAGAAAGCCGAAAAAATCGTTTGCCGCCAACATGAGTTGCGACGCCTCCATCTCATTACAGTTTAGGGTAACGACTCCTGCCATCGCATCTTCAGCGCGTCCAATGATGACCACGCCTTGTGCCTTGCCTTCTCCATAGCACATCACCAGTTTGTGGATCAGTAGCCTGAAGTGGTGTTGCTCCTCATCTGACATGGCCTCGACTCTGCGTTCGAGTTCTTCCTCTGTCATTGAGAAGTCATGGTCTGTGTAACTCATTTTGTTTCTCCACAAGTAGTAGCTTCAAGTCATCGAGGTTGTGCTCCCGTGCGATGTACACGGTGCCGCCATGGTTGAGGATGGCGTTAAGTTCTCTGTCTTGAAGGGCTGTGGTCTTGCCGGCACCTGCCTTGCACTCGATGGCGATGAAGTGTCCGTCCATGCAGCCAACGATGTCAGGTATACCCGCTCGGCCAAAACCATTAGCTGGGGGCATGAAGTGGTAGATGTTAAGTTCATCCAATAACTTTCTTACGTTTGCTTTTACTTTTGATTCAGGTGTCGCTGCCATTTAAGCTCTCCCGCATGACTTGTTCGTAGTCAAACACTTCGCCAAGGCACTCACTGATGAGCACTTCTTCTGTGCCGTAGCGCATGACCATGTTGTTGTATGTGTAGACGCTCTTGGGCACACGCACCAGCCCAGAGGCAAAGTCTTTGCCAAGCGGAGTAGGTCGCCATATGCCTGAGAACTTGGCTTTGTGTGTATCGTCTTTGCTCTTGCGCTCGACAAGGTTCCACCAGTGGAGCGTAGCCAGTTGGTTCGAGCGTACCAACCACTGCGGGCCGACGACAGGCACATTGATCCACCCATCTACATCGCCAGTCTGACGGCACAGCCACATCAGTCCGTGCGCCATCGTCACGTTGATGTTGCGCAAATAGATCTTGCCCCATCGATCGCACACTGGGCAGTGCCCGCCATCGTTTGCAATGGTGCGCCCCCAAGCGTCACGTAATGCTTCTCTCTCGTCCATGTTACTTCTCCTGTGTTTCTATTAGTTTTGTGAGGTAGTGCTGTGCTTTCTTCAAGTCATCAACACCGCCCTTGTCTCTCCAACGGGACACGTACTTTATTACATTCCCTTCCAAGTAGCCAATGTTATTTGAGACGATGTAGTCCCACGGCTGAATGGCTTTGTTTTTGTAGTGAGTACCCGCTATCTGAATTTGATTAGCGCTAGTCATTGATCTCTCTCCTTCGGTTTAAAAATATAGCGTCAGCAGGGTTGCGTATCTTTTCACGCGATCTCCGGCCATCGTTTTCTGGTTTTGGGCAGTTTTCAGGCACGTCAACGACAACCCAAACGGCAGCTAAGGTGTTGCGGTAGGTTGACTTCTCCCACCGATCGACATACACACCAAAGACACTCTCCAATGATTTGTTGACAGAGCGATTGTCTATGCCAGTTAGCTTAGCTATGTCGCTTGACTTCAAACCATCGGGGTGTCTTTTGAGTAGCTCACGAATGATGTTGTGATTACTCTTCACGTTTTCATGTCCCTGACATACGTAGCAAAGCTATGGGCTGTGTCACCAAAGGCAATGCGCATGGCATCGAACTCTAGCGCCACCTCTTCAAGCACAGCGTTGCGTATCACAGGGTCTATCTTCATTTGCACTTTGGGTATGCCAAAGATACTGTCAAAATCTTCTTTGTTAAATAGTGTGTCACTCATTACTTTCCTCCATGATTTCCATAAGTATGCTGTGCTTGATTATGTCCAACACGCCCAGCACAGTTGAAGCGTGTATCGTGCCTTCGTAACTCTCAATAACTTTGCAAACTTCTTGGGTCAGACCCTCAATCAGTTCGGCTTGCAGTTGAGTTGGGTTCATGCTTCCCTCTCTTTCATCATTGCGTCTGCCGTCATATAGCTACACTTTGCCAAGCGTTCTATCCCCGCTTCACTCCAACCTGTGCAAGCCGCGAGCATCCCCTGCATAGCCTTAGCCGCAAAGTAATCGCGCAGGGTCATGCCCATGTTTATCATCATGCCTGTGTGATCCTCTGCAACAAACGGGAACGCAGGCGTGTTTTTATCTTTCATATTAACCTCCAAACATTTCTTTAAGGTGGCGATACAAGTCATGTGCTTGATACACAGTCAAGTCCTTCAAAATATCTTCGGGCGACTTCACGCGTACAAGGGACACGAAAGCCTTGCGCTGTGTTGTATGCAACAAAGGCTCAGACGCGGTAATCGCAGGCGTATTCTCCAGCTTCTCTCGTAACAACGCACCGATGCCTGTCACGGCCTTCTTCTCGTACTTGCGCTTGGGTGGTGCTAGTGCGTCTTCCATCTTCCTGAGTGCTTTGAGCGATTTGATTGGGCGGTACTCATCAATGTCTGCGTAGTACAGATTGTTGGTTTCGTGGATCATTTTATTACGGCGCATCTGTGCAATCAGACTTGATGTCGATCCAGCGGCAAACCCTTTGTGCTCAAGAGCCTCGATGATTTCCTTGCGTGTTGAGCCGGGGTTGTTCTTGATGTAGTCGAAGGTTACGCGGGAGATGTTGTTGGTGATGTTGAAAGTTTTCTTCATGGGAATTCCCTGAGTTGGTGGCGAGAAAGAGGTTGACACTGGTTGGGCAGAAGCAGAATGGGGAGAAGTTTCCCCATCGTCATCCCATTCCTGTAGCGTTTTGCTAAGGGCTGATTTAAGGGCAGTTTGGATGTCAGGCATTTGAGGTTCCTCCTGTAAGTAGCATGACGATGACAATGAAAGCAATGAGTCCAATGGACTGTATGGTGGTGAGGGTGAGATCATCCATCCCCTGCTTGTCGCCAAGCAATATGCCCTGTATCCAGTCGGATTCAGGCGTAGATTCAGGGGGTGGTGGGGTATAGGTCAAGCCGATCTTGACCTTACCTGTATCGTAAGGTGGGTTGTTCATTATTTTCTCCTTGAGTGAATATTATTTGTCCAAGAGTAGACAGTTGTCAATAGGGTCTCCAATAAAAAAGATCCGTAAGTAGTACAAGTACCGCAATCAAAAGTACTACTCGCTCTAGTTTTTCCCATGGTGTCATCATTTTGTTTCCTTTGTTTGTGTAGCTGTGTAGCTGTGATAGATATAACCGAACTCTATCTTGCCAACTAAGGCTTCGGGTATCCAAGTTCTGCGTCCGTCTTTGTACTGCCTGAAATGTCCGCGTCGTTTGTGTTGTCGTGGGCTGTTACGCCCATTGCCTGTAGCCACAATGTCGTGGTCTTCAGGCTTAGCAGTCACATCAATAACCTTCCACTCGAACAAGGGTTGCTTGCCTTTGCGAATACGTTTACTGTTGGATGGCGATGCAATGGGTTTGTACACACGGGTTCTCTCGTGCATATCCATAGCCCGACGCATATACTCCGCATAAAGATGGCTGACCATTGAACTCCATATTTGGAATACGTAGCGCTCAGCCGTCAAACCTTCTGCGGAAGGTGACATACCCCTATCTTGCAAAGTTTTTATGTAGCTCTCGGCTGTCTCGTTTGGGGGCATAGAAACAAACTGCTCTTTTCCTGTACTACGTATTGCCCCCACATCACCACTCCTACCTCGCAAGCGCACAATCAACTCGCCGACATTACGCTCAATGGTTATGCCAAGCGGGTGTACCTTTTCGTTCGGTAGCCTCACTATGCCCATCTGCTCAAAGGGGAGCATTAAATCAGCGGGGTCCGAGCTAAACAAGTCGGGGATAGCGTTCATAACTTTATCGTATTTATCGTCTAGCATTGAGTCGAACTCCCCAAGGTCAACCCATGTGTAATCGATTGGATCGCCTTCGGTGTAAACATCTTTGACTACTTTCATTATGTTTGGCGTCATTCTGATTCTCCTTCTAGTGATATGCCTAAGTTCTCCATGACGTTGAGTAACAGGACATGGATATCCTGTATGTGGTCAATCCTGTACTCGGCAGGGTTCTCAAGGTAGTCCCGTAGGTCTGCCTCGATACAGCGCAGGTGTAGCGCTATGCTGTCTTTAACTTTCATTTACTTTCTCCTCGATTAACTCTGCGTCATATACCTCACCCTCACCAATGCGAGCCTTGGTAATGTCGAACTCATACAGCGCTCGGTTCTCAGCATCGGCACGGCTGTCGGCTTCAATCTCTACTGTCTGCCAATAGGACATAACTACTTGTACTCTGTATTTCATTTCATTCCTCCATTAAAAAAACACCCTTGTCTACACATATGGCAAACAAGTTATCGTCAGGGTAGTTCTTGAATCCACGAATACCATGCATCATGATGTGTCGGAACACTTCTCTTTGTTCCGCAGGTTCTCTATCAAAGAACCAGTCCACCTCGTAGTCAGCGCAGGCGTTTACCATCTGCGTCTTAGTCATTGCAGTCATTTCATTTCTCCTTGGTTTAAAAATGCGGGGGCGAACCCCCGCGTTACATCATGTCAACAGTGCAGGCAATGTTGGCTTGAACGATACAGGCTTGCGCACATCCCATTGCAGGTAGTAGCACGCAACCTCAGCGATAGCGCTGACTGCGCCGTATGCCTTGGTAGCTGCGCTGATAAGACCAGACGCATCACCCTCCATCAGCATATCGTAGAAGCCCTGCTCCGCTACGCACAAGTCAACACGATGCGTGTAGCTCAGAGGCGAAGCCTCGAAAGCGTGCAGTAGCGTAGTCAATGTGTACGCAGGCATCTGGTCAAGCCATACCTCCATGGTGTCTACATCAGCCTCAGTCAGAGCCACGGCAAGATCGTCAACTTCGGGGCGCACAAAACCATCCTCGTCATCGGGAAAGTCATACGCTGTCTCGTCATAGTTGGCGCTGTGTGCGCTGATACCACGAGGCTTGATGTTGAAGCTGGCGTTGTAGTCATACATCTCGTCATACTCATCATCCATGTAGCTACCATATGAACTGGCATACTTGTATGACTTGAGTGTCGCACTCTTGTAGCTAGGGATCAGGCGTGATGGCGTCCAAGCATAGGTATTGCTGAACCACATATCGTCATGCTCGATACCCTGATCGAAGTTGACGTGTTGCATACGACCCTCGCCATTCATGAACACGAAGCGATTGTTGCCGATGAACTCCTCCATCATAGACACGAAGCCCTTGTCGTACACAAGGTCAGGAGCCGATGACACAGCGCTGTGCAAGTAGTCCTTGATGAAGTGCCATGTATCAGACTTAGTCTTGTCAGCAGCATTGCCTGTATGCAATATGCCGTTGTGCATCATGGCAATGAAGCCAGGAATCACATCATAGGGATGGCAGTTAAGCATATCGGTCTTGCCGTGTGTAGTCCAGCGGAAGTGAATGGCAATCTCACGATCGTCTTGAGGCAGGCGCTGAATGAATGCAGTAGCATCGCCAAGATTCTTGGGCAAGGTCTTGGTGA